TTAGTTGCTGCTGGAAATGATTCAACAGCTGCAGTTACTGAATCAGAAGAATATGATGGCTCCTCATGGACAGAAGGAAACGACATTAATACTGGTGGGCATTATAACTATTCTGCAGGTGGAACTCAAACGGCAGCTTATGTTGCTGGAAGAGGCCCGTCCTCAAATTATGGTCTTTGTGAAGAATATAATGGAACAAGTTGGACAGAAGTTACTGGACTAGATACTGCTCGTTATCAAGGTGGAGGATCAGGAACACAAACAGCAGGACTTGTTTTTGCTGGACATCCTGCACAAGCACTCACTGAAACTTATGATGGAACAAACTGGACTGAAGTTGGAGATTTAAATACAGGAAGAGAAAATGTATCAGGTTGTGGAACACAAACTGCAACAATATGTATTGGAGGTTATCCAGCTAAGGCAAATGTTGAACAATGGGATGGTAGTTCTTGGACAGAAGTAGGAGATTTAAATGCTAATACTTATGGTGCGGGAAGTTTTGGAACAGTAGATAATGCAATAATAGCAGGTTCTACACCCGCGTCAGCTAAAGTTGAACAATGGGATGGCTCTGCTTGGACAGAGGTTGGAGATTTATCAACTTCAAGAGCACAAAGTAATGCGAATGGGGGAAGTTATTTATCGGGGTTAGTAACTGGAAATACTCCAGTAGCAAATACAGTAGAAGAATGGACAATTGGACAAAACGTAAAAGTAATAACTGACTAGACAAATGGAATTTAAACAAATATAAAAGGAAAAAGGAGGAGCAATATGGCAAATGACATCTTTAATTACTGCGTAGCAACGAATACAGGAAAAGGCTTCATCACACATGATGATAGCCGAAGATTCTGGATTGGTGGTTATCCAGCTAATGTATGGGTTGCAACAGACTGTGTAGAATCAAGACATTGGATTGCAAGAAACAATGGAACTTCTAAAACAAAATCAGAAGCTCAGACACTTGTAAACACAGAAGTTACAAATGCACAAAATGCATGGGATGCTTTATCTGATGAAGCAAAAGCTGAAACATCTGGCAGACCAGGCGCAATAACTCTTCCCTAAAGGAATTAAATGGCAACGTATCGAGAAATTAAAGGACTTACAGTTCCTTATTTAGATGCTGATTTACCTTCCGCTTCTGCAGATACGCAAGAAGGACAAGTTTGGTATAATTCAGCTACAGGAAAGTTACGGTCTTTTTTATCTTATGATACATGGGCTACTTCTCCAGCATTAAATGATGCTAGACAATTATGCGGAGGAGCAGGAACTCAAACAGCTGGTTTAATTATATCAGGAGGACCTCCTTCTACAGCTAATGTTGAAGAATATAATGGATCAGGGTGGGCTGAAATTACGAATGTAAATACAGGTCGTTATGATATGGGGTCAACAGGTACTTCAACATCTGCTATTATCGCAGGTGGATCTGCGCCCCCTGAAACAGATGTTGCTGAATCATGGAATGGTAGTGCTTGGACTGAAGTTGCAGATTTAAATACTGCTCGTAGAGGATTACAAGGTGCTGGTGAAAGTAATTCATCAGCCATAATGTTTGGTGGAACTTCTCCTGGACCAACTTATCGAGCGTTTGCTGAATCTTGGGATGGTTCAAGTTGGACTGAAGGTGCAGATATGAATACAGCAAGACAGAGAACTGCTGGTTTTGGAACAAAAACAGCAGCAATAGCTGTCGGGGGAGAAACTTCTCCTGGTGCTGATTCTGCTTTAGCAGAAGTATGGAATGGGACTTCATGGACAGAAACAGGTGATTTAAATGATGCACGAGAACATGTTAGAGGAGCAGGAACAACAACTGCAGGAGTTGTTTTTGGAGGAACATCTACTACAACAGCTAACACAGAAATTTATGATGGCTCTTCGTGGACAGAAACAACAAACATGAGTACAGCTAGATATGCTATGGGATCATTTGGAACCTTAACAGCTGCTGTAGGAGCAGGAGGATATATTTCTGCTGATTCTGGTCTTGCTGAAGAATTTAATAAATCAATTTTAACTTTTACCCCTGCAGCATGGGCAACAGGTGGAACTTTAAACACAGCTAGAAGAAATGCCGCTGGAATGGGATCTCAACCAGCAGCATTAGTCGCTGGTGGTTATCCTTCCCCAAAAACTATTACAGAAGAATATAATGGTACAAGCTGGACTGAAGTTGGAGATCTTAATGCAATGAGGTATTCTACAGCAGGAGCAGGAACAACAGAAGCTGGTCTTGTCATAGGTGGAGTCACAACATCAGATGCTACTACTGATGATTGCGAAGAATTTAATGGAACTTCTTGGACTGAAGTTAACGACATGCCTGCTGCTAAAAATCAACATATGTCAGCAGGAACGCAAACAGCTGCGTTAGCAGGTCTTGGAGAAACTGCTACAGCAACTGTTGCAACAGCTTTTGAATATGATGGAACTAATTGGGCTGGTGGCGGAACTGCAAATACAGCTAGATCACAAATATGTGGCGCAGGAACACAAACTGCAGGTTTAGCCTATGGTGGAGCTAGTCCTGGTGCAGTCGCTAATTCAGAAGAATATGATGGTTCATCGTGGACCGAAGGAAATGATTTAAATACAGCTTTAAAAGGATTAGCGGGTAGTGGATTTGGAACACAAACGGCAGCCGTTCGGACAGGAGGAACTCCAGGTCCAGCAGGAAATTCAGTGGCTACAACAGAAATATATAATGGTACAAGTTGGTACACATCAGCCACATTAGGAACAGCTTGTTATTCACACGCAGACGCAGGTTCTTCAACCTCTACAGCTGGACTTATAGCTGGTGGAGGAAATACGTCCGCTGCTGTTATTACGACTACACAAGAATTAGCAGGCGAAACAACAGCCGCAGAAGCTGCTGATGTAGACTTTGACTAATGTTTTAAAATAAGGTATAAAATCGCTATATGAAAGAGAAAAGAAACATACACGAACTCATTGTACGAGAAGAACCTCATCTTCATGAGATATTAGATCCTGCACAGGTTGCAAAATTTAAAGAATTAACAAACGAACTTAGAGATACCTGGACAAAGAAACAAATGTTCAGAACAAAAACAGAGATGGAATTTTCTGTTTTAAATGATGCTAAGTATCCAACCAATGCTTCCAAGTATTGGCAATGTGTAAGAGAACAAAATACACATATGGAAAACTTGATGCACTTATCCTTCGATGCTCGTAAAAATGATATTGAAATAAAACAGAAACAAAAAGAATTAGAAGAAGAAAAAGACGAATTAAAAAAAGAACTCATTCAAGTAGAAATAGATGAAAAAACGTATAGTAAAGCATCAATGCAATTGGTTGCTGCTCATCGTATGAGAGAAGTTACAGAATGGTCTAACTTTAAAAAGATTTATAATGATGGTACTTTTGATACTAATAATGTTGATACACACCAACTATTATCATACAAAAAGATCATGAAGAACAGAAAGAACACTTTAACTCCAGGTTCTTCACAGCCTGAAGTTTTTAATGTACTAGGCCAAATGCAATCTATTGAGAGAATAGAAGAAGAAAGAAAAGCTTTAGGCCATGAACAAAAGAAAGCTATTAGTGAAACACCTAAATACGGAAAACAAGGCTAAACAAATCTACTTTCTTTGTGCGATGCCAAGATCAGGGAATACCTTGTTCTCATCCATTATGAATCAAAATCCAGATGTAGTAGTCACTCCCAATAGTCTTACATTGGAAATTATGAAAGAGTTATTTCTTCTTAAAAAAATAGATACCTTTCAAAATTTTCCTGATGAACAATCTTTAGATAATGTTATGGATGAAGTTTATAATCTTTATTACAAACATTGGAATTATAAAATTATTATAGATCGAGGACCTGTTTGTACACCTGGTAATCTAAAGGTGATGCAAAAACATTTTAAACAGCCAATTCGATGTGTTGTAATTGTAAGAGATCTATTGGATGTTTTAGCTTCCTATATTAAATGGTTTGAAACAGAACCCACAGCGTTTCCGAATCAATTTAAAACTATAGAAGAAAAACTTAGTAAAATTATGGATAAGAATGGAGCTGTTGCAAAAGAATTAATGTCCATTCAATATTTACTACAACATCCTGAAATGGCAGTCTTTATTAAATATGATGATCTTGTTGAAAATCCAGAACAAGAATTAAGAAAAATTTATACTTTTTTAAATCTTCCTTATTTTCCACATACGTTTATTGATCTAAATCAAATAACTGTTAATGGTTTACAATATAATGATAGCATTGTAGGTGAAAATATGCATACTATTCGCACTAAAAAAATTATGAAAGTAGAGAATGAATATAAGAAATTAATCCCCGAAAGATTTGTGAAAGAATATGGACACATCCGATTTTAAATTTGTTTGGTTAGGTCAAACTATTTTAAGATATCAAGTTCCTTTAGATGTTTTTAATACTCTTAACGGAATTTACGAAACCAATTTTGTTAATCTTCCAGATGCTCATAAACAATTGGTTGGTAAAATAGGAAAAGAAAATTCTCTATTTTTTGGTGGTGCAATAAATGAAAAAATGCACAAACACAACTTACTTCCTCCTTATATTTTAAATTGGTTTGAAAGTACGTTTAAACATTATTTAGAATTTAATAAGATATATAAATATAATCTTCATATGAACTCTATATGGATTAATGAAATGAAAGCAGGAGAATATAATCCTATTCACATTCATCAAGGAACTATTTATACAGGACTTTCATCAGTTATGATGCTTAAACTTCCTAAAGATATGGGTCCTGAATATGCAAGACCTGATATTAAAATGAATGGTCAATTACAAATAATAGGAGCAGCTAATGGTCAATTTGTAAAATCTGACTATTCACCTATTGCAGAAGAAAGAGATTTTTATGTTTTTCCTTATGATATGAGGCATTGTGTTTATCCTCATACCAATCCTAATGCCAAAAGAAGAACTCTTGCAGCTAATATGGATGTAGAATATAATCCAGTATCAACAAGGACCGCAGGATGAACCCGACAGAACCCACTTGGAAAAGTTATATCGCTGAAACAACTCAGCCTATCTTTTCACCTCAACAATGCCAGATGGTGATTGATAAGGGCATGAGTTTAAAAAAAGAAACCGCACAAATAGGCATGGGACAAAGACCTGGGGGTGGTTATGATCCTAATAAACGAATTACAACGATTAGCTGGATTCCTTTTAAAGAAATGCCAGAAATGTATCATGATATTGAAGCCACAATGCTTAAAGCAAATAATAATCACTTTGGTTTCGAAGGCATGCGACTCACAGAACCGGGTCAATTTACACATTACCCTGCAGGTGGATTTTATGAATGGCATATGGATAATGATGTGTTGGGAAAACATCAGCCTCCTGTTCGTAAAATCTCAATGACACTTCTGTTATCTGATCCTTCTACTTTTGAAGGTGGAGAATTAGAGTTTATGAGTAAAGGTAAGACTGCAAAGTTAAAACAAGGTCAAGCGATCTTCTTTGCGAGTTGGTTACAGCACCGTGTTAAACCCGTTACCAAAGGTGAAAGAAAATCTTTAGTTATGTGGTTTGGAGGTCCACCATTTAAATGATTACTGAGCATCATTTTCCAACAATCATTTATATTAAAGACATACCAAATGCGCTTCAGTTGAATCAATATTTAGAACAAAAGATTATTCAATGGAGTCAGCAGGATAAAGGAGTTTCTAAAACTAATGCAGGTGGATGGCATAGTGAAACGGATATGAATAAAAAAGAAGAGTATAATCCGTTAGTCAAAGAACTCTTTAATATGCAACATGAGATTTATCAAAAAGAAAAATTAGATATGAAACCTGTTCTTGGAAATATGTGGGCAAATATTAATTATCCAGGAAACTATAACCGACCTCACTTACATCCTAATGCTTTGTTTTCAGGGGTATATTGGGTTAAAGTTCCACCTCAATCAGGAAACTTTATGGTTTATGATCCAAGAACTGGAGTTCAAGTGACGATGCCTAATCGTAAAAAAGGCGCTCTTCCTTCTGAATTATGGAGAGAAGTGCATTATGAACCTGTAGCTGGAAGATGTATTATGTTTCCGGCTTGGTTATGGCATGAAGTAAAACCTAATGAAAGTAATGATATAAGAATATCTGTATCGTTTAATTTTTTACAGCGATGATAGAAACCATATATACAGAATTACCTTTTGAAAAAATAAAATACCTTGATAGAAAGGAATTTTATAAACAGGGCGAAAAAGAATTTAAAGATGCGTTAACACAGTCTATGAAAAAATATGGAATGAAAGATCCTGTGTATTGTTGGGCTAATGGTAAAGCTTATGGCGATATCATTAAAGTGATTGTAGGCAATAATAGAATGGCTGTTGCTAAAGAATTAGGAATTAAAATGATCCCAGCGGTTATCACTAATTTTAAAGCGGACACCTTACCCATTGAAGGACGAATTTTAAATACGGATGCTGAAATTCAAGAACTATTTCATTTACCTAATGATCTTCAAATTAGAAGAGATGCAAATGGAGATGTTGATCAAGTAATGCCTATTTATTATATGAAGAAAGGAGTTAGAGAAGAATATGTTTAAAGAAAAGAAATATGTAGTTATTAAAAAAGCCATATCATATGAATTAGCTAACTTTGGATTTAACTATTTGTTGCTTAAACGAGAAGCAGTAAAATGGATGCAGGATAATAACTATATCTCAAAATTTACTCCTGGCTTTGGTAAATGGGGAGATGAACAAATACCTAATCCTAATACCTATTCAGTCTATAGTGACATGTTTATGGAAACATTGATGATGAAGGTACTACCCATCATGCAACAACGTACGGATATGAATTTAGTACCTTGTTATACTTATACTAGAATCTACAAAAAAGGAGATATTTTAAGAAGACATAGTGATAGACCTAGTTGTGAGATCTCAACAACTCTACATCTAGGAGGAGATCCTTGGACAATCTTTTTAGATCCTACAGGACAAAAAACAGTCATTGATGAGTATAAACAAATCATTAAACCTAATGCTCCTAAAGGTATCCCCGTCGATTTAGAGGTAGGAGATATGCTAGTATATAGCGGTTGTGAGCTAGAGCACTGGAGAGAGCCTTTTGAGGGCGACAATTGTGCTCAAGTTTTCTTACATTATAACAACCTCGATGGTCCTTTTGGGACTCAAAATAAGTTTGATAAAAGACCTATGCTGGGCGTAGTAAAGTAGTTGAACTCATTTCAAATATGTTATAATTATAGCATACGGATTTTAGTATGCTTCAAAAGATCAATATAGCACCAGGTTTTAATAAACAAGTCACAGCCACAGGCGGAGAAGGTCAGTGGGTAAGTGGTGACTATGTACGATTTCGTTACAACTCTCCTGAAAAAATAGGAGGTTGGTCTCAACTCGGAGACAAAACTATTACAGGACGAAATACAGCTTTACACCATTTTGTTAATGCAAGTGGTATTAAGTATGCTGCCTTAGGAACAAATAGATTTTTATACATCTATTCTGGAGGTGCTTTTTATGATATAACACCTATTAAAGCTACAACAACATTAACTAATGCCTTTACAACAACCAATGGATCAACAACTGTCACGATCACGTTTGCGAGCGCTCATGGAATTACTGCTGGGGATATTATTCTTCTCGATAATTTTACTGCTATCACCGATTCTAATTTTAGCTCTGGTGATTTTGACGATTACAATTTCATGGTCACATCCGTACCAACCACAACAACGATTACGGTCACGATGGGATCAGCAGAAAGTGGATCAGGAGCCACAACATCCGGAGGAATAAGAGTAAGACATTATTATTCTATAGGACCTGCCGTTGAAGAATCAGCCGCTGGTTGGGGATTAGGACTTTGGAGTGGTGTTAAATTAGGAGTTGGAGAATCGACACTTGATGGAGCATTAACTGATGCGTCAACAAGTATTGTTCTAGACGACTCAGCCTCGTTTTCTGCTTCAGGAACCGTGGTCATAGATGATGAGCGTATTGCTTATACAACCAATACTTCAGGTACAGAAACTTTATCAGGACTTACAAGAGGATCAGACAACACCACAGCAGCAGCACACTCAGA